AACAGAATTAGGACTTCTAATTTAGAACTGAGCGGTGCGTACGGGACTTTTGCATCTTTATATTAATCAGTTACTTACGCGTCAAAATTTCAAAGTACCACAGTTTGTACCACCTTGCGGGGTTAATAATATATTAGTTATAATTAGGATAAAACAATTCAGTTGTATCTTTTGCAATTTCTTCTATAAACATATCTCCTAATTCATTTGCTGACAATACAAGGTCACTTGTAGGGGAATCTATAGGCTGACCAATAAATACAACTGGTCGGCTGAGAAAGCAATCTTTTTGAGGAGATAGATAACACCATCCACTTAATAAGGAGTCTGAAAAGTTAGTTTTGTATTTAGCATGAAAAGCACAACTGAACCCAATAAACTCAGATTTATAGGATGTTTGCAAATCTACTAATCTTTGAATCCCATTTCTGATATAGTTTTGATGATTTTTGATGATTTCTTTACTTGCATTTTTATAACCCACTTTTTTTTCAAGTTCGTAATTTGATATGTCTTTTTTCATATCGCATATACAACTAATCAATTCTCTTTTTATTTTTTGATAAGATGGGTCATCATAAGCACCTGAATAGAAACTATCCAATCGTGAAATATGTATATCATAGATTTCTTTATCTACGAAAATTGAATCTGCAATATACCGTTTGACAAGCTCCTCTCCTGTCTTTTTATTATTGCAAGAAATGCAAATAATAAATATGGTGATAAAAGATAATGCTGTAAGTAATGTTCTCATAATTTATAATCTTATCAATCCAACAACTAAACTCATCGAATAAATCTCACTCTTATCTATAGAGAAATCTGGGTATTCCGAGTTGTATGATACACAACGTATTTTATCCCCATTTTCATACACTCTCTTTATCAAGATGCCTTGCGCGGTGTCAAGTACATGCACTTTACCCCATTGAATGAATGACGTGCTATCTATGCGCTTACAGGCTACTTCGTCACCGCCTTCATACTTTGGCTCCATACTATTTCCTTTGATAATGATAGTGAAGTCGTATTCCGGGAAAATGTTAATTCGAGGTATCTGCTCGCATTGATCTGCTGTAATACCTTCCACTGCACTGGTGAGGCTACCAGCTGTGGCAGTATAAGGAATACGGGGACGAGTTTGTTTAAGCTCTGATATGACTTTATTTAAATGAATATTTTCTCTACTAGGATTAAGAGGAGGTTCGTCTTCTGGTTCTGCTGTAAGATGGAAAGAGCCTTCAACTTTTATCATCGGCTCATCTACTATTTCATTGAGCCAATCTTTATTTACACCAAGTTTTTCAGAAATAAGAGATTTATTTCTATCAGTCAATGATACTTTACCTGTTTCAATGCTAGAATATGCATTTTGTTTGATACCCAATATGTTAGCCATATCTTTTTGGGTATAACCAAACGATTTTCTAAGTTTTTTTAAGTCTGGCATAGTATAAAATGAGTTAAAATATCATTTAATAGTTGCTTTTACTATTTAATGATATTAAGTTTGCATTCGTAAAACGTCATAGACGGATATAACAAGGGCTGTTAGAGAAGCGTCCCTAATTCCTATCGTCGTATGTTTGATCGCTTGCAAAGATAGGCAGTCCTTTTCAATTATCCAACCAAAGGTGAATGTTTTACAGCAATTAAAAGCGGTTATGTGGCAGTTTCCGCGAACGAAAGACATTTGAAAGAGCTCTATTCCGGTAATATCCTAACTGCCACTTTAAGGATATGAAAGAATAGGGCTTTCTTCTTTAGGAGGAAGGAAAGGCTTATGAATGATTTAGTATTTCAAGGGAAAGACAACCAGGTGCTCACAAGCAGCTTATTGGTTGCCGAGAAATTCGGGAAGCGGCATGTTGAAGTTTTGGATGCTATTCGTGATTTGATAGCGAAAACGGAAAATTCCACTTTCGTTGAAAATCAGAAACTTAACAAGATGTTTGCTCTTATAGAACAGGAAATTCCAATGCCGGTTGGCGGCGGAGTCAAAAAGGCTCCTGTATATGTGATGAACCGTGACGGTTTTACTATCCTTGTGATGGGATTCACCGGTGAAAAAGCTCTCCAGTTTAAACTGGATTACATTGAGGCTTTCAATAAGATGGAAGCGACAATAAAGAACGGTGGTTTCCATATTCCCAATTCTTTTAAGGAGGCTCTCCTACTTGCTGCTCAACAACAAGAGCAAATAGAAAACCAACAAAAGCAGATTGCAGCAGATAAACCAAAAGTTCTGTTTGCTGAGGCTGTTTCAACCTCTCAACGTTCTTGCTTAATCTCCGAGCTTGCAAAGATTATATCTCAAAATGGTGTTACTATTGGGCAGAACCGTTTGTTTGAGTGGATGCGTAAAAACGGTTTTCTCTGCAATAAAGGAGCCTCTTATAATCAGCCAACGCAAAAGGCTATGGAGTTAGGACTATTTGAAATTAAAAAGACAACGATAACCAAATCAACAGGTGACATCATAGTCACTACTACTAGTAAGGTTACAGGTAAGGGGCAGATATATTTCGTAAATAAATTCATAGGAAAGGAGGAACCGGATGCTAACCAACTTTGAAATAGACAAATTGGCTGAGGCTCTTAAAAAGAAGATGGGTGAAAAGGACGAGCTTTTGAACATCAAGCAAGTTGCTGACAAATTAGGCCTCACAGAGAATGCTATCCGGACGAGATGCAGCCGCGGCCAAATACCGCACCATAAGAAACATGGAAATCTTTATTTCTCCGAGAACGAAATAAGAGCCTATTATTTAAAAGATTGATATAGTCCGCTGTGAAGCGTGCTGAGTAAATAGATAAGTAGCAATATTCCCCGTCACGAGTTGGCGGGGATTTCAAAAGTTAAATCTAAAAATATAATATATGAACAAGACCAGCAAATATACCATTCAGGCAATTCTTATTGCCATTGTAGTTGCAGGATGTATTTATTCCGGCAGGGTTGAATATACCGACGATATTCTTTCCGGTATGAGCCTTGAAAAGTACCAATACATACATGATCGTATCGCACCGGCTTCCCGGTACGAAGTAGCTCGGGAGTATATGAGGCATCAAGAATTTTATGATTCAAAAATATATTAGCCATGAAAATGAAACTGATAGATTACAAGATACCGGCAGAATGTAGCCGTGTGTCAATTGAAGCTATTGACAACAAGTTGCTTATCATATTTGAGCCTGAACATTATGGCGATTTTCATTGTGACCTAACGGATCACGTAGAAGAGGTTCCTCGCATTGGAGACACCGCTATCTTCTGGAATGACGAAGACCGTACGCGTGCTATTATCGCCCGTTTGTCAGACGAAAACTCAAGTGATCTAACCGACGAGCATCCTTATAAGGCAGCCAACGATATTTGGTTTCAAAATGCTATACGTTTCCGCAGTGAGGATCAGTATCGGCAGATAACAGGTGTTTCCTATGTCCACCGCTAACTTGAAATCGCGCCTTGATACGGTGTTTGCCATGTTCATTAGGCTTCGGGATGCGCTTCCAAGCGGAGCATTCAAATGTATCTCATGCGGAAAGCTTCTTCCCTTTGAACAATCTGACTGCGGCCACTACATTAATCGCCAGCACATGGCTACACGATTTAATGAAAAGAATTGCAATGCCCAATGCCGGAAGTGTAATCGATTTGATGAGGGGAATATACAAGGCTACAGACGTGGTTTGATAGCCAAGTATGGAGAAGCTACTGTATTGATGCTTGAGGCGATGAAGTATCAAATAAATAAAATCTCAGACTTTGAATATCGCGCCATGATTGACTACTACCGAAAAGAGGTGAAGCGATTGAAAAAGGAGAAACAAATTAAATGACGTGGAATTATGCAAAACGGACATACAAACATTAGAGCGCCTTCTCCGCCAATGCTCAGAAAGGATTGAGAAGTATGCACCTAAGACATCTCCTGATCAGGACTTATGTCGTCGGTGCAAGAAGTTTATAAAGAAGTTGAACAATAAAAAGAAATAGTCATGTCAATGCACACATGGTTTATATGTAAGATTCGTTACGAAAAAGTAATGGAGAACGGAATGGATAAGAAAGTGACGGAGCCTTATCTGGTGGACGCACTCAGCTTTACAGAAGCGGAAGCCCGCATCATTGAGGAAATGACACCGTTTATCTCGGGTGAATTCACAGTATCCGACATCAGTCGTGCCAACTTCAGTGAATTGTTCCCCAGCGAAGAAGAAGCAGCTGACCGTTGGTTCAAGTGCAAACTAATTTTCATTACCCTGGATGATAAAAGCGGTGCCGAAAAGAAAACATCAACCTATGTACTTGTACAAGGTGCCTCAACAGAGGATGCAACGACTAAGTTACATGAAGGGATGAAAGGTACAATGGCGGAATACCGCATTGGGTCGGTTGTTGAAACTCCTATCATTGATGTATATCCTTATACAAGTGATAAATAGGTAGTTCATGTTCGATAAGCTGATAATAAAGGCAACTATTGACACTGCCGATATTGCCACTATCGTTCTTCGCAATTACCTGGAGCAATGTACAGAAGGTGATGAAATCTATTATAAATCAACGGCATACGCCAACTTTGACGGTTGCTTTATTGAGGTCAGAGGCAATAAGTTACGCTGTAAATGTTCTATCTGCAAATTATGGAGTAAGGGGCGTACCGGAAAACTGGATAATTCTCGTCCAATGACTTTTGCGATGGCAGTCCGGACAATCAAAGAGCTTCTGTTAAGACTTTCTGTAAAGCCGGAAAACGCTGTAGTTACCTACTACGAAATCGGTATTACAATGAAAATGAAACTGCCAGCGGATGAGTATATAAAGCAGGTCCGGGAAGCATCCGGCCGGATATTATGGAATGATGCCAACTTTCCCGAATCCAAACAGAAGACAACGGAGAAAAGCAAATATTTCCGTAAGGTGCTAAAGATTTATGATAAGACCTTCGAAGCCGGAGAAAAGGGGCGCCGGGTTGGTGCTAATATATTGCGTATCGAAACGATATACAAACATCAGTCCGTCCCTTTGACCGAACTAACTGATAATTCCTTCTTATCCAAAGTTGGTCGCATTTTCTACAAGGATTGGTCAGAGATAAACTTTGTAAGAGAGTTGTCCGCTACGAAAGGTGTAAAGATGTCCCAACTTGACAAAGCGCGTGAGATACAGCGTATAGGAGTGACGCGCTACAAGGAACGGTACAAGAAGATGTATCTGGATGGTGCGCTTACTAAGAAGCAATGGGAAACGATTCGCAATTTCGCTCGCAGCTGGCCGACAGAGCGCGTGAAGTATGTAGAAGAAATAGGCGAATTAGAGCGTGAATTTAAAGACCGTCTTTTAGCAAGTTATCAGATTGGGATATTTACGCCAATTCGAATAAAAAGATAATTATTTGATAATCAGCGTATTATATGAATACTAAAAAGCACCTTATGGTGCGCGTGCAATTCGCTGAAAATGAACTAAATACATGTTTTTAATAATCTTTTTAACGATTTACGGCAACTTGTCCTATACAGCCCGAAGGGTTGTCGGGAACCGACATAAAAGGGCTGAAAAATAAAAAATATAATAATAAAATCATTAGCTTATGAATTGTGAAGCCGAAGGCAAAATATTAGTGGCATTGCCAACCACCAATGGACAAACGAAGACAGGAAAAGACTGGCAGAAGAAAGAGTTTGTTTTGGAAACTATAGAACGTTTCCCTCTCAGAATGAAATTCTCCATGATCAGTTTCGATGGTCCTGTAGAAGATGCTCCATCAGTCGATGAAAAGGTAAGGGTACGGTTTACTGTAGAAGCACGTGAAATCAACGGTAAATGGTACAACGATGTGAAGGCCTATCAAGTAGAAAAGCTTAGTTAGAATTTGATATGCAGCGTCCCCCGAAGAAATATATCGTTCAGATAGATACTTTTCGGTTAGCCGAATTTATCTTCTACTGGATGTATTACGATCAACCTTGCTCTTTACTTTTTCAGAAACCAAGAACAGAAGGATTAACCGCTGTGAAGTTGATAGTAGATAATGATGAGGCGGCTAGCTTCCTACTCAGGGCAAAAGAGAAAACGGGATGCAAATTATACACTGTAGATCAATGAAAGTAACAATCTACTGGGATCTTAGGAATGTTGACCTGAAGGACATTCCAAGAATTAAGAAGAAGATACGGGAAAAGTTTAATATACCTGAATACACTACGGTTAACGGAGAGACCTCTTGTAGCATCAAAGATGAGGATATGGAACTTCTCAGGGAAACCGAACGCAGGGGATATATACAGATAAGAAATAAATAAAAGTTGCTATGAGTAAACAAGAATCAATAAAGGACATCATCAAGTCATATCTTGATGAGCGTGCCCGGACAGACGAATTATTTGCAAAGTCTTATGCAAAGAAGAATAAAAGCATCGATGAATGTTGTACCTATATTTTTGGCGAAGCCCTCAAAAATAGTACTGCTTTTGCATCCAATGCGCAAGGCTGCATGATGGATAATGATGTAGTCTACGGAATGGCAGTCCATTACTATGATGAGGATGATATCAAAGTTAATAAGCTGCCGTCAAACGTTAGAACTTCTGCTTCTACTACAACACCAGCCAAACCGGTTAAGTTAACCGAGGAAGACGAGAAAAAAGCCCGTGAGGAAGCGATAAAACGCCTGACCGAAGAACAATATGCTATGCTAAAGAAAAAGCCGTCACGGTCAAAGAAAGAGGCTACAGAGGTGAAACAAATGAGTTTATTCTAATTATGAAACCGAGAACCAAATTACAGAAAACAGTTTCGGAGCTTAGCAACAAGTTATCTGAAATAACTAATGCCCACAAACGCTGGGCTACAGAACATCTGTTTGCTCATGAAGCGTATAAATGCAAGAATGAATTGTGGTGTTCTGATTGTGGTGGAGTCTGGATAGACACAAACAACAGCGAGTTGGGTGCTATCATCTTAGGAGACAGTACAGAATGTCCATATTGCCATCATAAGCTAAAGGTAAAGGTAAGCCGGAAGAAGAAAAGTACAGACGAAGTATATATGTCTATTCTGCAAGTTGTGGACGGATTCCAGGTGATAAGGCATGTGTTATGCTGTAAATGTGCCTATAAAAAAACGGCCTACACTACCATTTCCTCTCATATTCGTTACTCTTTTTTTGAAACCGTTCAAGAATGGATCACAACGGATGGAAAGCGTACCGTCATGGCAAAGCCGATGAATATGGGTGGTAACGGATGGATATATTCAAGCCCTTTAAGCATAAAGGATGAATATGGTGGTAATGGCTATTATCGTTACGGAGATATCTATGCGATTTATGGATACTTATACTCCAAAGTAGAGTTGATATCCGAATTAAAGAAACGAGGTATTGGCAGAAAATTTCCAGATGTTAATCCGTCAAGACTCATACGTTCTCTTTTAAAAGGAGATAACGACGCAGAGCTTTGCCTAAAGACAGGACAGATGTCAATGCTTAAACACATGTTCAAAGAAGGATATTACCAACTCCGCTATAAGCCTTCCTTTAATATCTGCAACAGGAATCATTATATTATCAAAGACGCCTCTATGTGGAATGATTATGTCGGCTTGCTATTGTACTTCCACAAGGATGTGCGTAATGCCCATTATGTTTGTCCCAAAGACCTGAAGACTGAACACGATTTACTTTTGAATAAAAAGAGGGATATTGAAACCAGACTGAGAAGAGAACAGGAGCGGATGGAGAAGATTCGTCATGAAAAAGAGCGCAAGGAAAATATCGCCCGGTTTTATAAAAAAATGGAGAAGTTCTTTGGCTTAAAGATTACGGACGGTAGCATCACTATCCGTCCGTTGGAAAGTGTGACTCAGTTCTACCAGGAGGGTAAAGCAATGCACCATTGCGTATATACGAACGAATATTACAAGCTTAGTGATAGTCTTATCTTGTCGGCCCGTATTGGGGAAAAACGTATTGAGACAATAGAGGTATCATTGAAGACTTTTGAGATCGTTCAGTCTCGCGGTACTTGTAACAAAAATACTGAGTACCATGAACGAATAATTTCTCTTGTGAAAAAGAACATTGGTTTAATCCGTAAAAAGATGGCATCATGATAGTACTCGGAAGTGACGGTCTGCCTGTTGGCAGAAGGAAGAGCAACTACATGAATATCGACGGGGTGCTACACAAACGCTGCACCCATTGCGGGCAATACTTCCGTCTGAGCTACTTCTATCCCCTGAAGTATCGACGTAAAGGAGAAGCACTTGAAACCTTGCAGTCTTGGTGCAAATTCTGTATGGTATCAGAATGCTGTAAGAAAGCAAAAGAAAAAAGGGAAAAACAATTAAATAATATCGATCATGAAGAAACCAAGGCATAATTTTCATAAAGGAATCGAACTGCACAAAATATGTTCGATTGACGAGTTCCGTCCGGTAATGAACTATATATACTTTGAGTACGGTTATGCGATTGCAAGTAATGGGCATCTTCTTATAAAAGCCAAGGTTAGTGAAATTTCTAATTTTGATGAATGGGAAATCGAATTACTTAACGGGCATTTTTTTTCCGGCAAGAACTTCCAGTTATTGATGAAATATCCTGTTGCATCCATCGAGAAAGACGGTTTTCTTGTACAGGGTGATGGCTATAGTGTTAAGATCAACTTCTATTCTGGTGATGAAATGAAATATCCGAACTATCAAAAAGTAATCGATGACTGGAAAGAAGGCTCTCAAAGGAAAATTCGTATAAATCCGTATTACCTATCCGATATATGTGCTTCAGTAAATGCGGAATCCGTACGCATGCGTTTTGGAGAAACCGAAAATCAAAGTATCAAATTGGAGTTTGTCGGAAACGAGTTATATGAAACAAAAGGATTGATAATGCCTAAATTGGATTCTGAAGATTAACTGCCAGATAGTTGAGGCCATTGGCATAATCGGAATAATCAGATTTAATCAGTAAAAGAAATATATGAAAAAGCAATATGTCATAGCACGTTATTTTCGAGGTTCGCACGTAGAGACGATGTGCCAACCTACGACAAAGAAGGATGCTGATAAACGATGTGCTAAACTTCAAACAGAAGCGTCTCCATTGACTGAATACAAGGTGCTTAAAATCGCCACTACGAATAAAAAATGACTTACATTTAACGTAAAACAAATTTAGAAATGAAAGCAATAACAATAAAGCAACCGTGGGCATCCTTGATAGTCCACGGTATCAAGGACATTGAGAACCGGAGTTGGCAAACCAATTTTCGTGGGCGTATTCTCATTCATGCCGCTGGTTCTCATGGTAGGAAATTTAGCGTTAATTTGACTGATGCACAGACAAGAGCAGCATTTACTACGATAGCCAAAGAAACTATGTTTGGAAATATGCCTTTTGGCTCTATCATCGGCAGCGTAGAGATAGTAGGTTGTTCTATTAATCATCCTTCTATCTGGGCAGAGAAAGGAGTCTATAACTGGATACTGGCTAATCCCATCCTGTTTAATAAGTCCATCGAGAACGTGAAAGGAAAGCTTTCTTTCTGGGAGTATCCAGGTATCAATGAGGTTAAGATTGAATGTCCGGAATGTGGCAGCATAGAGATAGCTATTGAGGACTACACTACGGCGCCATTCCCTACATTCCTGCATAGATGTAACAAGTGTGGATACGTGATTATGGAAAGTGAGTGGAATGTAATAGAAAAATAGAAGAACTAAATGAATCTGCAATCTAAAATAGATTACTCCATCGCCTTACTTCAGAAATGTGAGGCGATGGCTTTAGACTACGATCCAGAGAACGGCTTTTATCTTGCATTCTCCGGTGGAAAAGATAGTCAAGTCCTGTACCATCTTGCAAAGATGGCAGGTGTGAGGTTTAAGGCTCATATGAACTTAACTTCCGTCGATCCTCCGGATGTTATTCGCTTTGTGAAGCAGTACTATCCAGATGTTGAATTAATAAAGCCCAAAATGAGTATTTATGATATAGCTTTAAAAAAGCACATAATTCCAACAAGAACAATGCGTTGGTGTTGTGCTGAATTTAAAGAAATGTCTGGAGCAGGTAAGGTTACCTTGATAGGTATTCGCAAGGCAGAAAGTGTAAGACGTTCCAAGCGTGAAGAGATTGAAATAAGCAACCATAAATTCAGCGGGAACTTCGACCAATTTTCTGAGCATAAAGAAAAGATGGTTACATGCGTCAATGGAAAAGATAAAATTCTTGTCTCGCCTATTCTTTACTGGACTGAACGTGAAGTTTGGCAATTTCTTAACTCGAATAATATACCACACTGCAAATTATATGATGAAGGATATAAACGTATTGGATGTATTCTTTGTCCAATGTCTAACTATAAGCAGAAGCTAAAAGACTCTCAGCGTTTTCCTCATGTCCGTAGAAAGTGGATACAGACTATTCAAAAACTGATTGATGCAGGGTTTATCACCCGTAACTTCACCGATGCAGAGTTCGGCTTCAACTGGTGGATCAGCGATAAAGGATTCGATCAGTATTATGCGGACGAAGTGCTGCAGCAGAAGATAGAGTTTAACGTATAACAAATCAAATGAAGCATTATCACGAAAAAGAAATACCTATAGAGGAAGACTTTAACCCGTGGGATGAGAAAGAAAGAGCAGTATAACTAATTACTATAAAGATATGAACACTTTTAAAAGTAAAGCAAGATGTCCTAAATGTGGCTGTACTAATCTTATTTTGATGGAAATAAGTATTGCGTCTACAACTTTTGTTCAATCGGTTGGATATGTGGCTAAAGATTCATCCTACAATGAAGTAGGAAATATAATCAGACTTGAAGGCAAATGTAATAGATGTAATCATGGCTGGATTTTTAGAAATGCGATTCAAATAACAGACGTGTTAGAACACCCAGAGAAATTTTAATCAAAACAATACCTATATGAACAAAACTAAATGTAATTGCAATAGTCCACATTGTAAAGAGTGTGAGGATGGAAGATTTGTCGAAACAGGGGTTAAAACGGTTGTAGAAGCTAACGAACATTCTACCGATTTGCGAGAGAAAGCACAACATGTAGAAAAACATCCTACAATAAAAGAAGTTCCCGGCTTCAATAAGTATGGTCAATTTTACGGTTTTGATTAACTAATAACAATACAAAAAGGAACTAATATATGGGAAAATATTTTGGAAAAAGTAGATATGATGTACAGCCATTATTGATGCAAAGGTATAATCTTTCCGAAAAGGATTGGGATAGATTGACTCTGTTGTGGCATAGTTATGGAATGAGAACTTCTTAAAACGATATGTCTAACCGGACACCATCAAACCATTACTTTTTACAAGGGATATTAGAACATCTCGCAGTAGAGTGGAGTACATGGAATGAAGGAATGAGTAAAGTGCTTAAAGATATAATTCAGACTGAGTTTCCTCAATTAATGGTGCAAGATAGAGAATATGAGATTGACTAAAAATAAGATAGATATGTACCAAGACGAGAATGTTACCAAGCTGTCTAAAATATCCAGTGTTCCCTATGACCTAATCATAGAGATAACTAAAATAACAGTTTTATCATCTAATGATCTACTTGAATTTTATTCAATGAAAGGAAGGTTTCCAACAGTTGAAGAAATGAATGTGGCTTCCAAAGTCGGGTTCTCTGCATTATGTGAAATGACTAAATTAATTAAAGACAAAATGGTAAATAAGAATAATTATGCTGTGTATAAAGAAGGTAGGCTTCGTTTGGTTGGCTTGATAATGTCTAATAGAGTAGTCCATGTTCCTGGATGGGGAACATTTGATCAAGGACTTTTTAATCTACCTGCATCGCAGGAAGATGCCGAAAAGTGCCAAACAACGATTAATAACAATGGAGAATATTATAATCATGAAGTGGGTTGTGTAGTTTCCAATGAGTTTGATATTGTGAAGTGGAGAAACAATAGAGTAAATAAAAAACTATATGAATAATAAAAGGCACTTATATACGACCTGACACCGTTTAGGTCAGTGATAACAAAAAGTAATGGCTCGTAGAAATACGGGCTTTTTTATTAACCATAATTCGATGAAAATGAAGATGATTGTAACTGGCAGTGCAGGCTTTATAGGTAAAGCGCTCTGCCAAGAATTAAGAAAACGTGCTGTTGAAGTAATCGAGATTGACCGTGTGACCGGGCAAGAGGCGTCCACCATCGGTGAATACCTGAAAGATGGAGATGTGGCGTGTGTCTTCCATCTGGCAGCGCAAACCAGCGTATTCAATGACGATTTGGCGCAGATCCGGAAAGATAACATTGATACTTTTATGATAGTCGCTGATGAATGTGAGCGATATCATGTGAAACTTGTATATGCGAGCTCTTCGACAGCTAACCTTTGCAACATCACTTCGATGTACGGAATAAGTAAGCATTTTGATGAGCAATACGCATCTATCTACTGTAAGAATGCAACTGGTGTTCGGCTTCATAATGTGTATGGTCCGAACCCTCGTAATAGAACTCTTCTCTGGTGCCTGTTGAATCGGGATAAAGTGGAGCTGTACAATTACGGCCAGAACATCCGTTGCTTTACTTACATAGATGATGTGATTGAAGGACTTATTTATGCTGTTGGCTGCCATAAGCCTTTGGTTAACATAGCAAATGTCGAACCGGTTACGGTACTGCATTTTGCCAATCTGGTAAACTATTACAAAAGCGTTGATATAGAGCTTGTTGGAGAAAAACGTGAATTTGACAATTTGGAGCAACAGGTGAATCAGGGCATCTATTTAGTACCTTTGTCCTATATGCCAGTTGAGAGAGGCATAGAAAAGGTATTCGCCAGGCGGAGAAAGGAAGATCCTCAAAAAAATGCGGAGGCGGAGAAATAGAAAGTTCTGTAAATGAAAAGCCTTTCATAATTATTCCTACAGGTTGAGTAGCTTTGATTAGTTCTCTCTCTGTAGGAATTTATAATATGTGTTGCTATGAGTAAAGAGAAAGCATTAACATTGAAACAAGAGAAGTTCTGTCATTATTACGTTGACACAGACGGTAATGCAAGTGAAGCGTATCGTATGGCTTATGATGCTGCAAAGATGAAAGCTGAGAGTATTTGGGTGACTGCGTGCAGGTTACTCAAAGAACCTAAGGTCGCTCTAAGGATAAAGGAGATAAAAGAGAAAAGGGCAAAAGAGTCTGAGGTGAAGCGTGAAGCTGTAGAAAAAGTGCTCATGGATATTATCATTGCAGATCCCAGTGACTTATACATCGTAGATGAGAAGACAGGTAAGGTTATGATGAAAAGCCCCTCTCAATTACCTAAGCGCCTCCGGAATGCTTTAAAAAAGATTCAGAACTCTAAAGGGAAGGTTTCTTATGAGTTCAATGGTAAGACTGAGGCGGCCCGGTTACTTGGTGCCTGGAACGGATGGGACGCGCCTACTAAGATAGACCTTACTAACAGTGGAGGAAAAACCGGTGAGCTCCGCATTGGATTCGATGATGATAGCGTATCGGAAGTATAGGACAATAAAATAAGCGATTTCGGGTGTTTGTTCGCCTGTGGTGTCCGACTTATAGAACAATATAGAATGATCGTAAATTATAAAAAACTCAATCCTAACGGCTTTTATCTGCTGAAATATCTACAAGATATACTCATCAGGTTTATTATCTTATATGGCGGTTCTTCGTCTGGAAAGTCCTATAGTGTTGCTCAGACAATACTCATACAGACTTTACAGGATGGAGAGAATACTTTGGTCATGCGTAAGGTTGGAGCTTCTATACAGAAAACCATATATGAGGACTATAAGGTAGCGGCTAAAGGATTGGGAATAGATCATCTTTTTAGGTTCCAGCAAAATGCGATTAAGTGTTTGTACAATGGTGCAAAGATTGATTTCTCCGGTCTTGATGATCCGGAGAAGATAAAGGGTATATCTAACTACAAGCGAGTGCACCTCGAAGAATTGTCCGAATTTGATGAGCCGGATTTAAAACAGATACGTAAGCGTCTGCGTGGAAAAGTCGGCCAACAAATTATCTGCACTTTCAACCCTGTTAGTGAAACGTGTTGGATAAAGAAGAAGCTGTTTGACACAGAAAAGTGGCATGATGTCCCTATGACTGTGGAAATTGCCGGGAAAGCATTGCCGGAGGAATTGACAAAAGTAAAATCCATCCGGATGAACTCAACGAAGTCGATTTTGAATCCGAGGACCAGGCAGATAGAAGAACATGCTCCGGACATGGTGGTTATCCAATCCACCTACCTGAATAATTTCTGGGTTGTTGGCAGTCCGGACGGGACTTATGGCTATTATGATGAACAATGTATTGCCGATTTTGAGAAAGATCGTTTGAACGATCCGGATTACTACAACATTTACGCGCTCGGAGAATGGGGTGTCATTCGTACCGGGAGCGAATTCTTTGGATCGTTCAATAGAGGCAAACATTCAAGTGAGCGTCTGTATCGCCAAGACCTGCCTATTCATATATCAGTAGATAACAATGTACTTCCTTACATCAGCGTTTCATACTGGCAGGTTGATCTATCTGCCGGTATTAAGATTTGGCAGTTCCATGAGACGTGTGCCGAAAGTCCGAATAACACAGTTAAGAAGTCCTCTAAGCTCGTTGGTAAATACTTGAAAGATATCGGCTACTGTGATAAGGTTTACCTGCATGGGGATGCTTCGACGAAATATGCCAATAGTATTGACGACGAGAAACGTTCCTGGATGGACTTATTCATAGACACTTTGCAGAAAGAAGGTTTCGAGATTGAGGATAAGGTCGGTAACAAGAATCCCAGTGTAGCGATGACTGGTGAGTTTATCAATGCTATCTTTGATGAAATAGTGCCAGGCATCGAGATAGGCATTGATGAGAGCTGTACCGTTTCTATTGAAGATTACATGAGCGTGCAGAAAGACGCTAACGGTGCCATCCTTAAAACAAAGGTCAAGAATAAGATTACCATGCAGACTTACGAAGAACACGGGCATCTTTCTGATACTTTCCGTTATGTGGTGGCTGACTTATGCCATGAGGAGTACACAGCTTTCAGCAACCGGCGAAAGAGAAATCTCTACGGTAACAAGGGTGCATTTTCATACTACAATCCTGGCACTGAATATGAATATAGTAATAAGATTGTCTACGTTGTGCCCAATGTGAACGGCCGTTTCTTACTTGTTCAGGCGTTCAGGTGTGGTGAGAAATGGCATTTGGTAGATATTGCCTACCGGCAAACTGCCTCGATGGAGGAAATTAAATCTTCAATAAAGGAGCATGAAGCAAGCCTTTATATTGTTGAATGCTCCAATGTCTATTTCCCTATGGTTAGAGAACTCCGGTGTTCACTTCCAGAAGTGAAAGTCGCTAAAGAATATCCTGATGTAGATAAGCGTATAGCTGCTACATCAGATTTCATTAAAGAATACTTTTTGCTTTCTGAGAAGAAACTGGAAGATTCAGATGAGTATGGTAGTTTCTTGGCCAGTCTGTTAGATTACAATATTGATAGTGAAAATAAAGAGGCTAACATTACTTTAAGTGGCTTAGCTTATTACATCATAAAATACTGTTCATAAAAGTGCCCCTTGTAAATGGTTGATATATAACTGTCTATGCTGATTTTGTACTAAATGGTATATGTCAAGATATTTGTATTTCAAAAAATCGGATATCCTTCTGCATATATTTGTTTCAAAAGAAAATCGGATGAGTTGGAGCCTTTTTAAAAAGAAGTCTGAAAATGATTTGAAAGAACCTGCCGAAGAAAAGAAAGTTGTCAATTCGGAATATGATTCAGGTTCTGTAGATTTTATCGTTGAAGAGTTATTTGCTAACCCTTGTGTGTGTAGTCAAAACTATCTTCAATTGTTTGCTTCTATTCCAGAAGTATTTTTCCCTATTGACTATATCGCATCTCGAATTGCCGGTGCTGTATTCAATTTGAAAAAGGTGAAAGATGATAGTATTGTCTGGGACAACCAAAAGGTCAATCAAATTTTGAATAAGCCAAATTGCTTGTTTAGTTGGAAGGAAACTGTCTATTCTCATTTCGTATATAGGCTTTGTACCGGTGATAGTTTTATACGTGCTGCTGTTCCTGAATCATTGATGAGTGCCAAGGAGTTATGGAAATGGTGCTCAAACTATTGGGTATTACCTGCTGATAAAGTCGAAATTATGCCTGTACGTAATTTTATTCCTTTATTTGGTATAGCTGAAACCGAAGATATTATAGACTGCTATCACATGAATTTTGGTTTTAGCTCAGGTTTAAGAATGAACCCTGCTCAAATTCTGCATGATCGTGAAGGGATTCCTTCACTGTATCCGGGCATAAGTTTTTTGCGTGGTACCAGCCGCTTGAAATCTCAGTCAAAACCGATCAGTAATTTAATAGCTGTCTATGAAGCAAGAAACGTGATTTATGTGAAACGTGGAGGGCTTGGTTGGTTAGTTTCTGCAAAAAAAGACGAGACAGGAACCATTGCAATGACGCCAGATGAGAAGAAGGAACTCTTACAAGAACATAATAAAACATACGGGATAGGAAGAAGTCAGTTTCCTTATGGTTTTTCTAATATTCCGTTAGATTTTCTCCGGACAAATCTTTCAATTCAGGAGTTACAGCCATTTGAGGAAACCCTTGCGGATGCTATTAATATATCCGGGGCATTTGGTATCCCTGCTGAACTCGTACCTCGTAAAGACCAGTCTACTTTTAACAATCAAAAGACAGTTGAAAAAAGCGTGTATAGTTCTGTAATTATACCCATGGCTACCGGATTCTGCAAGGATATTACGGAGTTTCTGGGGCTTGAAGCTGACGGACTTTATATAGACTGTGACTTTAGTCATGTTGACTGTCTGCAGGAAGGTAAGAAAGAGGCCGAAGATGTCAAAACCAGTATTTCAGGAAGATGTAGAGTCGAATTTCTTTCCGGTATTATCTGCCTGAACGATTGGAGAGCACAAATTGGAGAAAGTAAGGTTGAAATCCCGCTATATAGTAAACTGATATTCGAGATGTCGCCTGACGAGATAGAGAAAGTAAAAACGATGTTGAACTTAACAACAAAAAGTGTAGATGGAGAATTACAAAAACCTTCTGTGCAAAACGAAGGCAAATGATGTTGATGAAAAAGGTGTTGTTACAGTAGCTGTTAACGGCATTGGTGTTAAGGATTCACAGGATGATATTTCAATGCCTGGTTCTTTCAATAAAACGTTGAAAGAGAATTTTAATCGTATGCGTTGGTTCTTAAACCATAGAACTGATCAACTCTTAGGTGTTCCTCTTTCTGGTGAAGAAAAGGAAAATAATCTTGTGATGGTCGGGCAGATTAATCTCAAAAAACAGATGGGGCGCGACACTTTGGAAGATTACAAACTGTATGCTGAGAATGGTCGAACTCTTGAACATTCTATTGGTGTCAAAGCGATAAAGCGCGATGAGGCAGATCGAAGAAAAGTAAAGGAATGGTTCATGGGAGAATATTCGACTTTGACCGCATGGGGGAGCAATCCTCAAACGTTTCTGGTTGATATTAAGTCTGCCACGAACGAGCAGGTAAAAGATGCTATAGAGTTTATACGGAAGTCCTTCCATTTCAGGTATTCTGACGAACGTTTAAATGCTTATGATATGCAGCTGAATTTAATGCTAAAAGCACTTAGTGGTGCTCCTATAGTGACTTGTCCACATTGTGGCTATGAGTTTAACTATGATGATGTTCCAGAAGTAACTTATTCTCAGCAAGTGTTAGAACTTGCTGCACAATATCACCGGTGGATTACGGAGGATATTGTACGTGAGGAAATGAATAAGCTTACCCCGCAAATCAGGGAACAGGTTATTGCCATTCTTGACACACAGAAAATGCTGGATGTTAAGTCTATGGATAATATCTCGAATTATGTACGTTGCCCTCATTGCTGGGCAAGAGTCTATAAAAGTAATGCAGTTATCAAAGATGAGTCAACAGATACTTCACCTAAAGGTAGCAATGAGCCGTCGAATGACACTCAGACCCTGCCAACAGGAGCCAATGAAGTAACTATTGATACAGAGAAAGCCGCTGATACCAGCACTTTCTTCCATACTCTGAATGATTGCTTTGTCGAACAATAAATTGAAAAAAATTATGTCTTTAAAGAAATTTACTGTATCAGATTTTAATCTGAAAACTGACCATCTGCCGACTGAGCAGAAGTTGTTCATGGAAAACATTGCTGGTATGATGTGTGATGTCATGAATAAGTCTCTCGAAGGAATGCTTGCTCCCAATGAAGTGACTGAGAAGTTCACTGAAATCAACAACCTGCTGAAAGCTTACGACGGTGAAAAGTTTACCCAGCTTATCAAAGATAATGAAACACTTGTTGAGCAGGTCAAGAATCTGGGTGAAAGTATTGAGAAAATGAAACAGAAAGGCTTATCAATGGAGACTATCAACAAATTCGATGAAAAATTGAATGAGATGTTAGACTCTGAGAAATTTGCAGATTTTGTTTCCGGCAAGACGCGTAAGTCCGGTTCATTTGATGGCTTCTCTTTGAAAGATGTTGTCTCTATGACCGACAACTATACCGGCGAATTGTTGATTACCCAACAGCAAAAGCGTGTAGTTAGCCAGGTCTCAAATAAACCGTTGCATATGCGCGACGTGCTTACTACTTTGCAAGGTGACCCGGCATTCCCTCAGTTGGCTTATGCCCAGGTGTATGATTTTGACCGTAATGCACGGTATGTTACTGAGAATGGTAGATTGCCTGAATCGAGCATTAAGGTGAAGGAACAACAGACTGGAACCAAACGCCTTGGTACACATATTCGCATTTCCAAGCGTATGCTCAAGAGCCGTGTCTATATTCGTTCTTATATCCTTAATATGCTTCCTGAAGCTGTATGGATGGCTGAAGACTGGAATATTCTGTTCGGTGACGGCAACGGTGAGAATCTGCTTGGTATTACTAACCATATCGGCGTTACTTCAGTTGAGGACATTATCAGTAGCGCGATTGTAACTGGGAGTGCCGGTTCGGTTAAAGCTGTCGCAGGGCAAAATGACAACAAAGATATCATCATTGAGTTTGCCAATCCTCAGGACCTGATTATTGATGGTATGACAATCACTTTTGCCCATGCAGCAGTGAATACCGATCTTAGTACTGCACACCCTATCGTAAAGATAAACGACCGTCAAATTCTCATTGAGGGTGTCGCATATAAAGGTGCAGAGACTGCTCTTGCTGAAATGACATTTACCGTTAATAATGCTGCGTTCAAAAACATCGAAGAGCCGAACTCAGAAGATGTAGTGAAGACTGCTTTCGCTGTAATGACGTACGCTCAGTATTATCCGAACGCCATAGTTTTGAATCCGATTACAGTGAATGCTATCGAATCTGAAAAAGATACTACCGGGCGAAACTTGGGTATTGTTTCAATGCGGAACGGTATGAAATGCATAGCTGGACGTCCTGTTATTGAATATCAGGGTATCATGCCTGGAAAATATTTGCTTGGAGATTTTAATCAGGCTTCCAACTTGGTTGATTATTCTTCATTGACTCTTGAGTGGGCCGAAGATGTTGACACCAAATTATGTAACGAAGTTGTCTTGATTGCTCAGGAAGAGGTTATATTCCCTGTTTATATGCCTTGGGCTTATGCTTATGGTAATCTTTCCTCTTTGAAAGCTGCAATCACCAAAGCAAAACCGTAAGATATGAAGTACATTCTTGATGGAAACGAAAAGGATGTTACCAATGTGATTAAAGAACAACGCATTCGTATAGGTAGGGGATTGATTTCATTCACCCCTATCTCTGAGTGTGGGCTTATCACTGAGGAAGATGCCCGTAAAGCTATGGATGAGAAGTTAGCAGAACTGGCTGCATCCGTTGAAGAGAATCAAAGCCTGAAATTGCAAATAGCAGACTTTGAGTTGAACATTAAAGAGAAGGATGCTCTCATTGCTTCTCTTACTACTGAACGTGATAAGTTACAGGCAGGTACAACCGAGTGTGAGGTAATGAAGGATAATAAAGAATTGTCTGTAAGTGACTCTAAGAATCTTACTACTGAAGACTCTAAAAGCTCGGTAACGTCTGATGATAAGACTGTCAATGTAGAAGAGAAGAAAAGAGGGCGTCCAGTTACCCGTAAAACTGAATAACTATGTTGATTGATGTTTCATATTTCCTCTCCGGCCCGCGGCATATTGCTAATGCGACATTGGCAGAACTTCCCTCGCAAGACTCCATTGCCGTGAATGATATGATAGTGGCGTACATAAAGGAGTACCAGCCGCAATTTCTTTCTGGTATGTTGGGAAGTAAACTTTCTCGTGAAGTTACTGATTACCTGGAATTGATTGAGCAGGAGGAAGAGGAAACCGAGGAAAATAAGAACGAAGAATCTGCCTCAGTCTCAGAATCCAAATATGAGTCATTATGCAAACGCATACGTGATTCATATGCAAACTATGTATTCTTTCACATTCTCCGAGATGCTAATACACAGGCAACAATCAAAGGGCTTGTACGCCTGAAGAGTGACAATACCTATGTCTCGCCTTTCCAAAGGCAGGTTAGTATTTGGAACGATATGGTAAAGAAGAACCGGGAGTTCGTGAGGTGGGCCTCTTCAAAAGATTATTCTTTTACGGTAAGCATCGACAGCAATTTATTAACCCCTATCAATGCTTTCAATTTATGACAGATACCGATATCATAGACATATTCGCTGATGTGGTAAAGAAGATTCCGGAAGAACTTGAAGTTATCTATACTGATAGTAAAGGTGCTAAGAAGGTTATTAAGAATCTACCGATCAACTTTGTATTTGGAAGTGGCCAGTATGTTAAGGACATGCTGGACACAACCACAAAGTCAGATAATACTTCACCTTCAAAGTTTCCATTAATAGCCTTGTTCTGCCCGATCACTGAGGAAAGGAATAGCATAGATTACTTCGCAAAAGCAAAGGTGTCGTTGATAATAGCTTGTTCCTCCAACAATGAGTGGAGTAATGAGAAACGTCATGAAACGTCATTCAAGAATATTCTTCGTCCGATTTATAACCGGTTGATTGAAGTTCTGCTAGAAGATGATAGGTTTGATTGGGGTTATGGAAAAGTGAATCATGGTTATTCAGAAAACTATTCTTATGGCAGATATGGAGCTTACACGGAAAAAGGCGATGCAGTAAGTGAACCTATAGACGCCATAAATATAAAAAGTATGGAAATTACTATTAATAATCCAATTTGTAGATAAAATGAGAAAGATTAGAACCTGTGAGAGTGCGTTGTTTAATACTGGCGGCTCTACATGTCAGATTGATTGGGGCAGAGTAAAGGGCTGTATCATTGTTGAGAAAGGTCAGAAATTACCTGCTGAACTAACAAAAGATGCACTTGAAGAACTGTGTCATGCAGACCGTCCGGGTAGAGTGTATCCGATTCCTTCATTTGTAGAATATGCGAAGAATGGCGGTGAACCCCAGGTGAACGCAGTCGGCTACGGGCCAAGTCAATACAATGGGATGAGTGCAGAAACGGAAACATTCACTTTGCCAAAGTTTGACGAAACGCTTAATGCTAAGCTGCTGCAATCTGCTACAAAGGAGTGGGATGTCTATTTCTATGATGATAAGTTCTTGTATGGGTATAATGATGGCACAGACGTGCTTGCGGGTATGCCGATGTCAACGATTTATCCTACTGTAACTCCCTTCTCTACAAGCTCTTCAAAATCAACTATGACAGTTAGTTTCTGCCATACTGATATTGAGGATCTGTTGATGAACGTTGATTTCATCAAACTTGATTTTAATATTAAGAACGGACTCAAAGGCCTTACAGAAGTAGAACTTGTCAGTAAGGAATCGAACAAGTACAAGTTGATTGAGAAAATCGGAGGGTATGACCTTACACCTTTGCACGGTGGAGCCATAGCTAAAGCCGCTGCCGAAGTTTTGAACGGTGCTACATCGGCTACTTATGCAGATGGAATTCTTACGGTGGTGCCTGCTGATGGTGGTGGAACAGTCTCTCTGAAAGCTCCTTCAGTATTGTATGAGAATGGTATTAAATACATCGAGGGGGTATCAGCATGATCATTGAAGGTGTGACCTTTATTGAGCCGGCAGTAAAGGCTATGAAGAAGTCCGACTTCATTGATAAACATATGCCGGTTATTTGGCAAGACCGCCCGGAGGATGATCGTAATAAAATGCTTTCTGATACTTACGATCTGATTAAGAAAGGAAAGGTTAAGGCTAAAGAGGTAAAAGAGTGATAAACGAGGGGGATGAGGGATTGATTTCACATCCCCCTTTTTCTTTAAAGGTATGGCCAGTATAGATGAAGTATATGAAGTGATCCATAAGATTAATACCGGTATCAAAAGAGAATGCCTTGCGTGCATGGAGGATAACAGTAATGTTATAGAGTCTTTGGTGCGTGAACAGCTTTACAGTGGTATGAATGGAAAGGATAGGTTGCTTAGTCCGGATTATGATAATGATCCGTACTTTAATGAGCCTGGACCTTGGTTGCATCGGGCAAAGAGCTACAAGAAGTGGAAGAATGAAATTACCCCACCGATTGAGTCAGAAGTTCTATTCCTGCCACCGCGTCCGGTGGAAGTTCCCAACTTGTACATAACTGGTAAGTTTCATGATAGCATACAAGCGCGGTTATCCGGTGAAGTCATGGAGATAAAGACTATTGGTTTCAATGAGGGCCCGGACATTGAGAAGAAGTACGGTAGTGAAATCTTAGAGCTTGGTGATACCGCAAAGAAATACTTCTCTGAGCGTATTCTTCGTCCCTGGCTGGAAAAATTCATAGCTAATAGCGGTTACAGATGAGTTGCGGTTGTGATAACAAAAAAATTATGTGCGAGTATGCCCATGTAAGTGAGCTTGCACGAAAGGCTGCCATATTGGAACAGTGCATCTATGCAGTGTATAAAAGACGGGATGGTACGTATGGCTTCGATAAGGCAGATAGTGAGATAGATGGTGAAATTGTTGAATTTAGACATTATTTGTGATGGGAGAATTTGGAATAAGTGGTTTAATAAAGGCTGGTGAACTTGAAGCACTTGATCAGTGCGATGTAAAGTTGATCAAGATAAAGAATACCTATGTCGATGTGGCAAAAGAGCTTGCCAAAGGCATTAAAATGGAGATAGAGACTCCTAAAGAGCTTGACAAGTTATTTGCATTGTATTCTGCTCAGGTAGCGACTGCAGAGAAAACGAACACTGAATTTAATGTGACTCTTGATAAACAAAAGAAAGTGCTTCAGGAGGTCGCAGATAATTTGCAAAAGCAAGCATCAGCAAGTGATTTATCAGCCAAAGATATGAAGCAACTTGCTGATGCCAATGCAAAGAATGCCGCTGCACTGGAAAAGGTAGCAAAAGCGGAGTTGGCCGCTACAAAGGCGCAGAACTCTGGTAATAGCACAAGAAGAAATGCCAATATAAGCGAGGAGGAAAGGCTTCGTATAATTAAGGATGCCATTACTCTTACTAATCGGGAGGTGCACAGTATTATAGAGGCTGAGACAGCCAATAAACAATTAAGGCAGGCTGTTAAACTTCTACGGGATACAGATGCAGACTACATCACCATATTGGCACGGCTTAATTCTACGATCGATACCAATTCCAATTATTCCAAGAAGAACTCTGATGCACAAACACGGCAGAAATTAACTGTTGGTGCATATCGCGAGGAGGTGAAACTTGCAATTCTTGAAATAAATAAAGGCAATAATGCTTTGCAGAGTTTTGGAACAATTGCCAGCAGTACGGGGAAAATGCTCAAGAATCAGTTTTCTCCTGAATTGAGTAAGATCGGAGGGAATGTGAAAACTCTTATTTCAGGTTATGTGGGTGCTCAGGCTGTAATAAATGGTATAGTAGCTTCATTTACAAAGTTACGTCAAGGGGTAGGGGATGTCGTTAATTTTGAGTTCTCCATTAGCCGTCTTGCTGCGATTCTGGGAACTACTTCGGATAAAATTAATGATTTAACTCTTGATGCAAAGCGACTTGGTGCTACCACTAAATATACAGCTTCTCAGGCCGCAGAACTACAAATTGAGTTAGCTAAATTAGGTTTTACTAAAAAGGAAATATTAGAATCCACTGAGTATATTCTTCGATTTGCACAAGCAACAGGTTCAGAATTATCTGAAGCTGCTGCTTTATCCGGTGCCGCTTTACGCATGTTTAATGCAGATACGAGAGAAACAGAACGATATGTGTCCGCAATGGCAGTAGCTACTACAAAAAGCGCATTATCATTTTCATATTTGGCTACTGCTATGCCAATAGTAGGGCCGGTCGCAAAAGCATTTAATTTCACAATAGAAGATACTTTGTCTTTATTAGGAAAACTTGCAGACTCAGGCTTTGATGCATCAATGGCTGCTACTGCTACGCGTAATATTTTTCTTAATTTGGCAGATGATTCAGGCAAGTTAGCCAAAGCTTTAGGGCAGCCTGTTAAAACTCTTCCTGATTTAGTTGCTGGACTTTTGAAACTGAAAGAGCAGGGAGTTGATTTGAATACAACACTGGAACTTACGGATAAGCGTAGTGTTGCAGCTTTTAATGCTTTCCTAACCGCTGCTGATAAAATTATTCCATTACGAAATCAGATTACTGGTGTTGATGAAGAGCTTGCAAAAACAGCTCGTACAATGGGAGAGAATATTAAAGGTGAGCTGGCGAATTTGAGTTCTGCCTGGGAGTCATTTATGATAACCTTGTTAAGAGGCACTGATACTATTTCGAGTGTTTTAAGTGAGTTTACGGGGCTTATCCGTTCTATGCGTGAGGCTATTGCTACTGAAGACGAATTGGCTGCCGAAAGACTTGCTAATGCCCAACGTAATGGACAACAAGCCGCAAAGCAGGATAAGGAATGGGTTCAATCAAAATTGGATAGCATAGAAACAGTTGCCCTCCATTATAGAAAAGGAGGTGTAGAAGGTACTGAGGCTTTTGAAAAAGCAAGAGCCGAACAACTTAAAATACTTGAGAGGTCATTAGGACAAGAAGAAGCGAGATTACAACTTTATACTAAACGCAATCAAAAACAGTGGGAAGAATATAATAATCGTAGTTTCTTGAAGCAAGGTTTGGGACTTCAAAAGTCAACAAAAGAGATGAAAAAGGATATTAATGAGTCATTTAATCTTATAGAAGAACAAACAGTCTTTATATCCAGTATAAAAGAAAAAATGGAGCAAATTAAAGGACTGACTAATGATTATCAAGTAGATAATAATAGTAATTCCTCAACAAAGCAACTCTCCGATAAGGAAAAACGTGAATTAGAGAAAGCTGCTGCTGAAAAACTGAAGATTCAAGAAACCTATCAAGCCTCTGTACTGGCTTTAATGAATGAGGGGTTAGATAAGGAATTGAAAAAAATAGGTCTTGATTATTCAAAGAAGATTGCCGCAGTCAAAGGTTATAGTAAAGAAGAAATTGCTACTCGGGAGAACCTGGCTAAAGAGATGCAAAATGCTATTCAGCGTTTCTCCATCCAGTATAACGCCAACCGAGAAAAGCAAGATATTGCCAATTCTCTTGAAGTAGTTCAGAAGGGCTCAAAGGAAGAACTTGCATTGAAGCTCCGGCAACTGGATTTACAGCGTGAAGCTGAGATTGATGCGGCAGAAAAGACAGGTGAGGATGTGTTTGCCATCGATCAAAAATATAGCAATAAGAAGCAACTGATACTTGAAGAGAATGCCGCTTATCAGATACAGTTTATTGCAGAGAATGCGGCAGCCGAACAAATCATTCGTGACCAGACCTATCAAGCTGACATGCTCTCTTTGAAAAAACAACTTGCAGAAAAGAAAATTACTCAGAGGGAATATGCCGAGCAGGAATACCAACTTACATTAGATTATGTCCGGAAGTCGAACGAAGCTGCCATTGATGCCCTAGAATTGGAACTTAAAACAGATAACCTTAGTTCTGATGATAGGGCAAAGATTGCTGAAGAGCTCCAAAAGTTGAAAGCTGAGCTTGCTCAGAAAGAGGCTGAGGCTGAGATTGCCGCTATTGAGAAAGTAACTAAGGCTGACGAAAAATCTCATAAAGATAGAATGCGTAGCCTGCAAGATTGGTTGCAGACTGCTCAACAGGCAATAGGAAGTATTGGAGATCTCATTGCAACTGTTTACGATGGCCAGATAACCAAGATTGAAGATGAGCAGGACGCTAACAATGATGCCTACGATCAGGATATTGAGAGAATTGAGAAAAAAGTCGAGTATGGTCTTCTCACAGAGGAAGAGGCTGAGGTTAAGAAGCGTGCTGCTAAAGAAAAAACGGAGGCAAAGAACCGTGAATTGGAGAAGAAAAAACAAGAGTTGGCCCGGAAACAAGCTATCTGGGATAAGGCTACCAGTATTGCGCAAGCCGGTATCGCCACAGCGTTAGCGATTACTAAATCGCTACCTAATTTTGTGTTAGCTGCCATTGTCGGAGCAATGGGAGCTATTCAAGTTGCCACTATTGCCGCTACCCCTATACCATCATACGCAGAGGGTACGAAAGACGGTGCTCATCCTGGGGGAAAAGCTCTCGTAGGTGATGCCGGCAAACGTGAAGTTGTAATGTATAAGGGGATGGCATGGATTACTCCTGATACCCCTATGCTTGTAGATCTTCCGAAAGGTGCTCAGGTCTTTCCTGATGTCGATGATTTCGGTTCCCTTGACTGGCAGAATAATAGTTTTGCTCCGATGTTCTCTTTCCTTCGTAACAGTGAAAAGGGTGGGGCTGGCACTACTGTTTATAACGACTATTCCGGTCTTGAACGCCGGATGGATATGACGAACAACCTGTTGGTACAGTCTATCAAACAACGTAGGAGAGAGGCTTATAAAAGAGAATTTGACTTATACATATTGAGAAATTCATGAAAACAAGATTGAATGAAATATCATTAGCGCAGTTTATAGAACTGCTGTGTGGCAATTACTGTTTGCTATTAGATGATGGTGATCAAGTTAACAAAGAAGAGCTTGAAAGATGCGCTCATTCTCTTATCGCATCATATCGCTTTATTGCCGATAAATCAGGAATGAGAGCTTTTATTGCGAAAAAAGAAGAAGCGATAAAATGTAAAATGAAAGTCTTCTTTCTCCGGATATGTACCACTCTTGTTATGCAACAGGCGTATGAGGATATACGTTCCTTACTTGCCATGATTGATGAGGATGTTTCCGGTGTGAGCGATGACAACCTCAAAGATAGAGTTGCTGATTTGCTGAGATATGCTACCTTTGAACAGCATCGTAATGAGGAAGTAAATGCAGATCCGGAGAAAACTAAAGAGAAGTCTTCGCCAGATGATATACGTTCTTATTATGACTCAGAAATTGCATTTATTATGACATACATCAAAATGCACATTGATATGCATCAGATTAATGCTGCTGTGTATGCCAATATTGTAAACCAGGTGAATGTTGACATAATGAATAAGAGGGGAACATTTAGATAGCATAAATATTTTTTTTAATGCTATCGGACTTTTGATGAACTCATTAGTAATTCTTTTTACGAACTACTAATGAGTTTTCTTATGCAAAAAACAAGCATTAAATGCGGCATTGACCATTTAGGTTATTGCAAGCTGTTACAAAAACTAAACTCTATTGAGAGTAAATGTAATCGGATAATTCTTGAATTGTCCGAAGTAAAGGACCTTGTTTCCTCCAAACCTTCTGTTGATAGACTCATAGAGTCTTTGGAGCAGTCTGCCAATGATTTATACGAGCAGAGTGTCAGACAGCGAGAATTTGTAGAACAAAGCATGGCTGGTGAAGTTACCATGCGCATTGTGAGGAGGAATGAATATGGACTTTGAGAAGGAAATTGCTTTGCTCTATCCCTGGATCGTAAAGGTTGCAAGAAAGTATTGTTGGTCTATACAAGATGCCGAGGATCTGGCGAATGATACAGTTTATAAAGCCTTGCTGAACAAAGACAAGTTCGAGAGTGGCAGACCATTGAAACCCTGGTGCGAAGTGATTATGCAAAACACTTATATAACCAACTATAACCGCAAATCTATCATTCGCTTTGTTGACTATGATGATGTTTGTCAAGTTGTGTCTCTACGCTTAGCATCAGAAAGGGCTTTATTCCATGAAATCTTATCTGTAATCCGGCAATGTGCGTTTAAATCATGTTGTATAGAGTGTGTCTTATTATATGCTAAGGGTTATTCCTATGATGAGATAGGCCGGTTACTTAATATTCCTACTACTACAGTACGTAGCCGTATCTCTTTTGGCAGAGAAATATTGAGGCGTGAGTTGGGCTAAGTTAAATACCGTTTATGTGGTGCAAATGGCTATTAATCAGATTGCTAATTACGCTCAAAAACGTTATCTTTATAGTAAATAATAATCAAAGAATTTATAATTATGGATGTATTAGAATACTATACAATGAGAAAAGAAAAGAGTACACAAGATATTTCAACTCTTATTGCAGAAGTCAAAACAGCGCTTACTGATACTCAAGTATATCTTGATAATCATTCTGATGAGATTAATAAAATCACCGAGATAAAGCTGCTTGCTAATCGGTTGAATAGCTGTCTATCTAAGATAGATTCAGAATCTGCCAAGCTCGAAACATTAAAAGAAGTTTGCCTCTCTTTATCTTTAGAGAGAGGCGGCAAGTAAATTCCCCCCTTAATTTGTGCCTGTTGTAATGTGTTGATTATAACTTGATTGTGCCTTTTTTGTCACAATTATATAATGTCAAGATAAATGCTAACCTATTTGTCGGTTAGCATTTTCTATATATTCGCTGCAAAGGAAAATGTATGAACAGATATATTCTAATCATCAATGGTACGGCTCATATTATTAATGAGGATTGCATTAGTAATTGGGATGAGATTAATATCTCACTGAAACGAAATGATTTCAGTGGGATTATCCGTTCATTCAGTTCAAAGTTTGAGTTTGCAGGGAAAGCATATAACCTTTTACTTAATGAATACCGGACCAACTATTTGAACGCTAATGCTCAGATAGAGATATATACTATTGATAACGATAAGAGTAAAAGGTATCTCTTTGGTAGTTATCTGGATTTTGGCTCATTGGAATATGATGATAGTATTGTCTATATCAATGCTATAGATAGTACTCTTGCTGCTAAGATTAAGGCAAAGAAGAGCACTCAGTACGAATATCTTGTAAGTGAATTAAAGGAAGAAAAGACTCTCAATTATGATCGTTTATTGATGCTGAATACATTTAACTTCGACATTGATAACGATGAATATATATATCCTTCTGGTACGTCTCAGGCTAATACGAATATTGATGTCTATGTTGTAGATACTAATCCAGAAGTGTATGTCGGTGATTTTATAACACCGTACCATGAATCTGATGGTGCTTATTATGGCAATACTAAAGGTGTTTTCATGAAATTGTTTGCTTTACCTCCACATGGCTTATACATGGATTTGAGCTGTGATATAACCATTTCATCAGGTACCGGATCGTTTCAAGTTGAATATCAAAAAATGGTTGGTGGAGCACCTTCAGGAGGTGCTGTGAACGGTTCACATACAAGTGGTATCAAAGCTGGAAGCGTGTATCATTATAATGAAAAAGGTCTTGTCTTGGTAGATCCGGCAAAGAATGAATCAGGGAAAATCGGTATGGTTTATAGAATCTACCTTAATACTGAAGCTGGGGTAAGAATCAAGATTGAGAATTTTAAAATGTCTGTTTATTACATGGCAAAAATGCAATCAGAACGTATTGATGTCATAAAGCCCGATGTGCTTCTTAACCGCTTATTGAAGAGCATAAATGAAGAAAATGAGGGCTATGTAGGCGAAATAGAATATGAAGATGATACTCGGCTATCCTCCACTGTGATAATGGCGGCAGAGAGTGCCAGAGGCTTGGATGGGGCTAAAATATATACTTCCTTCAAGCATTTCTCAGATTGGATGGAGGTTGTCTACGGCTATGTACCGGATATCGCAGAAAATAAAGTTGTTTTTAAGAAGCGCACTTCTTTGTTTCATTCTGAAGTACAAAAGCGAATAAGCTATACTGGAATGGATTTTAAGGTAAAAGTGAACTCATCGCTTATTTACTCTTTACTGAGAGTCGGTTACGATAAACAAGACTATGACAGCATTAACGGGCGCGATGAGTTCCATTTTACGAACGAGTATGACACTGGGATAACCATCACTGATAAGGCTCTTGAACTGATAAGTCCTCTTCGTGCAGATCCTTACGGAATCGAATTTTTGGTAAGTAAGCGTGGTAAAGATACAACTGATAATGAGAGTGACAATGATACTTTCTTTGTCGGGGCCCATTTGAAAGAAAACGCTGAATCTTATGAGCTTGTACGAGAAGGATATAAAGTATCTGGAATAATTTCATCATCAACCATGTTCAATGCCATGTTCTCACCTCGTTCTATCATCGAAGCTAATAAGGAATACATCGGTTCATTTGTCAAGTCATTACGCTTTGCTTCTTCATCAGGTAACAGTGATATTCGGATTAATGATGTTGCCGAGAACTCGGATATTGAACTAACAGATCCTTTGTTTACCGTGAGTACTCTGAGTATTAGTACTGCTGACGGTGGAATACCATCGGATGTGAATGCACTGGTCGAGGTTGATAGGAATAGCCTGTTATATACTTGCTTCATAAACGAGCTAAAATACAAGATTGGGCACTATGAAGGGGTTGATTATAATCTGCAAATTAAAAGTATTGGTTAGTTATGATAAAGATATCACCATTTACTCCACTTTTCTTTAGTCCATCCTCTGATAAATTCGGGGCTGAGAGTAGGTACATACAGTTGTTTGCACCTACCGATAACATATTCATAGAGGTTATTACCACTACTGAGTATAAGATGAATGGCTTACTGAAAAATCATGTTGATGGTACCAGCAGGGAAATTGAGTTTCAATTCTTTTCTTTGAAAGATGGTTCTACAGTCTTTCATTCAACGATTACCGGGCTGGCACCTGGTTATTATTCAATTTCTGTAGGCGATCAAGAATGCAATGTTTTCAAAGTTACGGATGATGAGCACGAGTTGGATAAGACTACTCTCATTCGCTACTCTATGCGTAGTAATAAGCAGAGGAATGATTGCATATTCTGGAATGGTGAAGAGCAGTTTTATTTTGAATTCCGTGCACCTGGCGGCTTTAAAGATGATGATTGGACATTTGCCGTCAACAATGAGCAGTTTGAAATTTCTAATGGAAATATCGTTGAACTTTTTGCAGTAGAGAGTACGCAGAAGAAGTTTACCCTTGGTAATGCTGAGGGGTGTCCTGTCTGGTTTGCAGAGCATCTGAATCGGATACTGTGTTGCTCGAACGTGTATTTCAATGGCGTGCGATTTGTCCGTAAGGGGAATAGCGTACCGGAAATGACTCAGGAAATTGTGTCATTGAAGAGCTATATTTTTAAAGTGTCTTTACAGGGTATGGTTGACAATATAGATGTTGATTTCCCTGAAGGTGGTGAAGAAGAAGGTGGTGAAACAGGGGGAGGCGGGGAGGGGTATGTTTATTTGATAAAGCTCAATGATACTGTTGTTCCTACCGATAGGAACACCTTTTCTGCGTTGAGAATACTTGCCGAGATTGATAAGGCGATTAAGGCAAACAATGAAGGGTTAGGAGACAAGTTTATCAGCAAAAAGAATGATGATTATGCAGAAGGTATAATCACTTTCTTGAAAGACATCATAGTAAAAGGGCCTATTAAGGCTTTGAGCAAATTAACGGTAGGCGAAAGCATCATTGATTCATTGATAGCGGGCAAGGGCATAATCGCAGAAGATGGACGAATACAGGCTGACCGCATGGAGTTGCGGTCATCGCTGACCGGTTTGCGTCTTTTTT